TAGTCGCGACAGGGTGGGCTCCCACTTTCTACGCTGACACCTTCGACACGCGAGACCTAAGTACCATTGTCGCAGTGCTAGAAAAACAAAACAAAAAGAGGTCACATGGCTGACGGACTAGATACAAAGATCAAGGTCTACGGTCTAAAGGAAGCGATCAAGCAGCTGAACTCGGTTGAGCCGGGGCTTCGTAACGAAATTGCAAAAGACTTTAGGAATGTCGCAAAACCTGTCATAAATGACGCGCTAGCGCTGATTCCTAATACGGTGCCTTTATCTGGTATGGGTCGTAAATGGACTACGCCTTCGGGCTTCAAGATGCTTCCTTGGGATGCTGGACGCAAGCAAAAGATCTCCGCCAAAATCAACACTAAAAAGGTCTCGGAGTTCCGTGGACAGATTCGCAATGTCGGGGTCTTTAACATTGTTTATTCGGGCTCTACTGGCGCACTCTTTGACATGGCAGCAAACGGAAAACTCGGTCGCGCACTTTCGGCGCGCTACGGCATGCGATCAAGAGTAATGTGGAGATCAATGGAAAAGAACCAAGGCACAGTCGAGTCAGAGATGCGGCGAATCGTTGAGACTGTCATGGACAAAGTTGATCGGAATGTGGTCTTGTAATGGCTTCAATCAACATTCCTATCATCTCCGAGTTTGATACCAAAGGCACACAAAAAGCCATAAAAGAGTTTCAGTCTTTAGAAGGCGCATCAGCCAAAGCCTCATTCGCAATCAAAAAAGCAGCAAAACCAGCAGCAGCAGCCATAGCAGGAATTGGAGCAGCTCTAGGTCTAGCGACTGCGGCAGCAATAGAAGACCAAAAAGAACAATCAGATCTTGCATTGATTCTCAAAAATACATCAGGTGCATCAGACGAACTTGTCAAATCAATTGAAGATGAAATCTCTGTAATGAGTCGAGCGTCTGGAATCGCAGACACCGACTATCGCAAAGCCCTTGAGATTCTGACGATCCAAAGCAAAGACGCAGGAAAGTCTATGGATGACATGAATCTCATCATGGACACGGCGGTCGGTCTTCATACCGATTCGGCAACAGTTGCAGACGCTCTAGCCAAGGCATACGAAGGCAACTTTAAGGCACTGAAAACTCTTTCTCCAGAGATCAAAACAATGGTCGATGACGGAAAATCTTTAGACGAAATCATGTCAGTTATGGGTGAAACCTTTGGCGGAGCAGTAAGCAAAAACGCCGAAACCGCCGCAGGTCAAATGGCTATTCTCAAAAACTCAATAGGAGAAACCCAAGAATCAATCGGCGCAGCACTATTGCCTGTCATCGAAGCAGTCCTGCCATATCTACAAGCGTTTGCGGACTGGGCACAAAAGAACCCTGAAACCTTCACAATTATCGCAGCCGCTATCGCAGGAATAGCAGCGGCAATCGTCCTCACAAATATTGCTATGGCTCTAAATCCTTTTGCACTTATCGCAATTGGAGTTGGCTTACTAGTTGCAGCGCTCAAAATTGCATACGACAAGTTTGAGGGATTCAGAAAAGTTGTAGACATCGTGTTTGAGGCATTGGTCAAAGGTGGAAAATTAGTATTTGACGGACTGACCACCTATTTCACAGGGCTTTACAACGCATTCAAGACGCTCTTCAACGGCATTGCAAAACTTTGGAACGGTACGGTCGGCAAACTTGCCTTTAACATTCCTTCTTGGGTGCCAGTGATTGGCGGTAAAGGCTTCGAAGTCCCCGAGATCCCTATGCTCGCGGACGGCGGAATCGTGACAGGGCCAACGCTTGCAATGATTGGTGAGCGTGGCCCTGAAGCGGTCATTCCACTATCTGGACGCGGTGGTGGAATGGGCAACTACACGATCAACATCAACGGTGGTCTCGGCTCAAGCGCAGAGATCGGCACAGCTGTCGTGAACGCGATCAGAGCATTTAACAGGCAGAACGGCCCAGCCAATATTGCGGTCGCGTAATGGCAGGCGTAGCGGTAGTCGGATCAGGTAATTACGACCTCGAGATTGATACTGGGTACAACTGGAACGCTTTTACATTGGACGACGATCCGAAAGGGACACTTGACTCCACGGATTATGTTCTAGACGGCACCGATCAGTACGCCTCGGTCATGGACGGCACTATCGGTCTTACAGCAAAACGCGGACGCGCTAACACTGGCGACCAGTTCCCTTATGGCACGATGAACTTCACATTGAACGACACTTACGCCGACGGAGTGTTTAACCCTTTTGACACGACATCGCCTTACTACGATCCGAATAATTCTCTACCCGGGCTTGCACCGCTTCGCAAAGTTCGCTTCTCTCGATACGACTCGCTCGGCGTAAAGGAGTATTTGTGGGTGGGCTACATCGTGAACTTTGACTACACCTTTACTCTTGGCGGTTTGGACACAGTAAGCGTCACTTGTGCCGACTTTTCTTATCAACTTGGGCAGACTTTCTTGGCTGAATGGAATGTCACAGAGCAGCTCTCAAGCGATCGTTTTGATGACCTGCTAGATCTGCCAGAAGTAAATTACACAGGCACACGGAGCATTGAGACAGGCGTGGCGACCCTTGGCGGTGCAGCTGCTTGGACGGTCGCCAACGGAACCTCGGTAGCAGGGTACGCCAACAAAATCATGGAAGCCGAGCAAGGCAGAATCTTTGTGGATCGTGAAGGAACAATTACTTTCCAAAAGCGCATCGGGCAAGTCCTAGGCGTACCTGTCGCAGAGTTCCACGACACAAACCCAGCAACCAAGATCGGCTACTCGGCTATTGACATCGCCTTCCAAGCGGACACAGTGGTCAATCGTGCATCTATTCAGCACGCTGGAGCCACATCTCCAGAGGTCGCCGAAGACCTGACCTCTCAAGCGACCTACCTAATCCAAACAACCTCGATCACGGACTCGCTTGTTCATAACGACGCCGCAGCTCTCACACTTGCCGAGTACCTTCTTAACGCAAACCCAGAGCCACGCTTCAACTCAATCGGCACCGAGTTCCCCGGCACACCTGCCCTCGATCAAGACACACTTGCCCTACTTGATGTAGGCGATGTAATCAACATAGAGAAATCTATTACCACCGAATCAGGCCCAACCCAATTCGCCCAAAACCTAACCATTGAAGGATTAGAGCATCGGCTTACTTTGTCGGCTGGGCACGCTGTCACATATTTTACGGCACCAACCACGATCGTCTATGAGCTGATCTTGGACGATGCTGTATATGGCACACTTGACGAAGACAATGTCCTAGGATAAGGAGCACTATGGCAATTTCACCAAACAACACTTTCACAAGTGGGCAAATTTTAACCGCTTCGGAATGTAATTCTTTTCCTTTTGGCGTAGTTGGCTATACACAATCAACAACTTTGTTGCAGGCTGGCGTAACCACCGAAGTTGACTTAACAGGTATGTCAGTAACTTTTACGGCTATTGCTAACAGATATTACAAAATATCGGCATATATGTACGCAATCCCAACAGTAACTAACGCTGTCGTAGCAGTCAATATCAAACAAGGTGCAACGACATTGCAACAGATTTTTACAAACGCAGGTATAGCGGCGGCTGGCGCAACTGTAACTGGTTATGTTGTCAAGACTTTTACAGCAGGCTCAACTACCCTAAAGTTATCGGGTGCATTAGCAGCTGGAAGCACAGGAACTATGACCTTTAATGCTGGTGCAACCTTGCCAGTATCTATTCTTGTTGAGGACATGGGGCCAGCATGAACGATTTAGACCGTGCTATATATTTGCGTTTGATTGGCTGGAAAGAAGGCGACAAAACGCTTACAGACAAAGAAATTACAGACGCTTGTGATGCTCTTGTTGTTTCCAAACAAATAGCAAAAGTTGCATTACTCAAAAAACTAGATATAACAGCTGATGAAGCCGCGCTACTACTTGGCTAGTCTTATGCTCGCGCTTGTGCTGACCGCTTGTGCTGACCGCTACCGCGAAAATTGCAACACCACCAAAGCCAACGGATTACTAGAAAGGCGCTGTCAATGACCACCGACAAACGCTTATCCAACGAACAAATCAAAGCTCGACTAATTCTCATCGTAGGAATTGGACTTACAGCATCATTCGTTATGGCAATCGCATCGCTCATCTTCGGACTGCTCTTTGTCGTGCAACCTACCGAGCAAAGCCCGAATGACGCTGAAGCATGGGGCGTCTTGTCGCCGATGCTAATGACCCTTGCAGGTGGACTCATAGGTCTACTCGCAGGCAACGGACTCAAAGACCGACCTAAAGACCCTCCAGCATTATGAGCGTGATCCCAGCAAACCCCAAGATTGTAAACAGTAAGCCCTACACAGGGAACTCCGACGGTGCCGCAGCTGGCCCACGCGCAGGCATGGACGAATGGATCAGACAAGCAATTAAGTACGGTGCAGGCGCTTTCTGGAATAACGGATCTTGGGGCGTTCGCGACATGCGCGGATCCGAGAATCTTTCAGTGCATGCAACAGGGCGCGCGGTAGATCTTTCATATCGCAAGTCAGACAAGCAACCTAAAGCGAACCGCAAAGGAACGATCGCGTTCATTGACATCGTTACCGCCAACGCGAACGCGCTCGGTCTTGAGTGCGTCCTTGATTACTTTCCACAAAGTTTCGGACGCGGCTGGCAGTGCACTCGACAAGCGTGGAGCAAATACTCTAAGCCAACAATTCACGGAGCCCCGGGTGGCGACTGGATTCATGTTGAGATCTCGCCTGCTATGGCAGACTCTCCAGCCCTTGTAAAACAAGCCTTTCAGAGAGTGTTCGGCGAAATCCCCCAATAGCGGATACCGATCGCCTATGGTCGAAGTACCGACGATAGGAATGAAATTATGACCGAACCAAAAGTCTTTATCTACGAGGTAGGTCGGTGCAACCTTGAAAACGGACAAGAAATCCTTGTCCAGATATTTAGACACGAAGACACACACAAAATCATCCGCGCCCAGATCGCCTTCCGAACCTTGGCTGGCGACAGTTGGGGCGTGCCTACAGAATTGAGCTTTCAACAATGAACGAAAAAACGATCAAAATCTTTGCTTGGGTAACTTTCGGACTTGCCGCCTTTGTGCTCCTCTGGGACGCTTCTAAGCCGCCTCAAGGCATGTCTAAAGTCAGTGCCTCAACCTCATATCAGACGATCCCATTGACCCCACTGCCGAGCGTAGTAACGCCCCCTGTCACTACTCTTCCAGTCACGACATGCGCGCAAGCTCTCGATCTTGCCTTCAAGGTCGGTTGGTCTGCCGATGAATCTCCGACCCTTTCTCGAGTGCTCTTTCGCGAGTCACTTTGCACCGAAAACGCCTACAACAAATACGACACGAACGGCGGCTCCTATGGTCTAATGCAGATCAACGGATTCTGGTGCACCCCTTCGGCATACTGGCCTCAAGGTTGGCTACAAGCGAAAGGGATTCTGTCAATGTGCGACGAATTGTTTGATCCGAAGATAAACCTCATCGCAGGTCTTGCGATATGGCATAATTCATCTTGGGCACCTTGGAACCTTCCACAGTGACCGAACAGCAATATCCCGAAACAGGAATCACAGAGGAGACCCGACAGATGTATCCCGAAACTTACAGCGACAAATACAACAAAGTCTTTAAGCAATTCATAGACGACATTGTGCGACCTAATCATGTCCCTGCACCAAAACATTCGCACGACATTCTTCTTGATGAGTTGGCGATCATGTACGAAGCAAGCATGGAAGCAGGCGGAGAGCAGGCGCGCTTTAATGCGTCAGTGATTCGAGCCGCGATCAATGTGATTATGACATGCACAAAATAACTTGCAAGAAGTGTGGATTAGAAATGCACGGCACACCGCACGCCACCAACCCGACCAAGATCCTTTGGAGTCACCCAGACCTTAAAGCTTGCAAGAAAGTGAAGCCAATTAAATGAACGACCTACAACTCTTCGCACCGTCACGCGGACTCGGTGCATACCGAGAAGACATCGCAATAGATCGCAACACCGTCATCATCTCACCAAGCGCAAAACCGACCTCGGCAAGTGCAGCTCTAAACGCTCTGCCTAAATCAGGCTCAAAGCGTAGGCGAGTCTACGAATATCTCAAGCAATCAGGCGGCGCAACCGATGAAGAGATCGAGCGCGCACTGGGCATCTCGGGCAACACTGTCAGACCTACCCGGGGCTCCTTAGTCAAAGACAAGTTCGTCTACGCCACCGACCTAGAGCGACCAACGCTTGCAGGCAACATGGCGATCGTCTGGAAGGCGCGCTAATGGCACACTTTGACCTATCGCTCTATGAGACCGTTGCACAGCGCCTAGAACGCTTCTGGACTGCCTACCCACACGGACAGATCGTGACCGAAATGGTGCACTACGACGCTTCTACAGTGCTCTTCAAGTGCTCATCCTATGACAACGACGGACGACTCATCTCAACAGGTTTTGCCGAAGAGGTACTTGGTTCAAGCCCAGTCAATAAGACAAGTTTCGTGGAAAACGCAGAAACTTCTGGAATTGGCAGATGTATTAGCAACGGGCCTTTGGGACATACAGGAGAGCGCGCATCATCTACCGAAATGGAAAAAGTCAACCGCGTGAACAGCACGCCTGCACCTGACAGCTTTGGCGGCGCTACACCCAAGCAGATCGCCTTCTTAAAGTCGCTTGCTCGAGGTAAAGCATGGGATGACTTCCAGCTGCTTGAGTTCATTCATAAGACTCTTGGCGTGGACGATGTAGTGGTAGAAACATTGTCATCGGGACAGTGCCGGGTACTTATTGACAGGTTGAAATTATGACTTATTACAGCGACAAGGATTACCACATTTTGCATGATCACATGAGCGCTATTGCGCGTGAGCGTGACTGGTTGCAATTAGAAGTAGCGCGTCTTACTGATGAGCTGTATTTAGCCCATGAAGCATTGCGCCGAGCGTTCCCCGAGAACCAAGCATGAGCAAGACAGTCTGGGGTCTTCTTGGCGTCGTAGTAATGTGGGCGATCCTGATGATTAGGTCAGATAGAAAAAGACACCGCTAAACACTTCTACAACTGGCAAGCATCAAGGCCGTATCACCTTCGCAAGTGACGGGGCTAATCCAAGGGAACTTGGTTAGATCGGCGCGTCCAAAACCTGCAACACGAAAGGAATTGGCAAAGCGTCGAAGCGCAGAGTGTAAAGGAATTGAATAGGGAGTCCAGTGTGGCAACGGACGGGGGGCTCTTCGGGGTCTGTCTTGCATTACGCTTAACGATGACATACCACAAACAAACTCAACAGACTCGAGCCCGACATGCAACACACTCACAGCAACTTGAGAGCAAGCGCGACAGCGCGCGCTAGTAGGTCTTAGAACATGGAAGCGAACAGAGAACGAAACAAACAAGAATATAAACACGCACGACAAGAACTATTACGCGATCAACCTGTATGTCATTGGTGCAGACGCGCCGAAGCAACCGAACTAGACCACCTTGTAGAGTCAGATGCAGGCGGCACAATAAGCGAAGGCTTCGTCCCGGCATGCAAGCCATGCAACAGTCGTCGCGGTGCAGAATACATCAACAAAAAAACAGCAACACGAATCCAAAACAGAAATAACGGTTTTTTATACAAAGAAATAAAGCCCCCGAGCCCCATTCT